ACAAGAATTGTTGGAGCGATACGTGGTAGGGATGCAATCTATATTTGGACGGATACTTCTTTATTTATTATGAGATTTGTTGGTCCACCATTTACTTTCTCATTTCAACAGGTGGGTACAAACTGTGGACTTATTGGACAAAACGCTGCAGTTGAAGTGGATGGATCCGCATACTGGATGTCAGATAATGGTTTTTTTAGATATACTGGTAAACTAGAATCTTTACCGTGTCTAGTTGAAGACTATGTCTATGATGACATTAACACAGTTCCTAAACAACATATTTATGCAGGTTTAAACAATTTGTTTGGTGAAGTTACATGGTTCTATCCTGGTAGTGGTGCTGCATCTAATAATAGATCAGTTACTTATAACTATATGGATTCAACGACGGATAGACCTGTATGGACTACAGGTTCACTAGCTCGATCTTCTTGGGCGGATTCTCATATATTTGGTAAACCTCATGGAACAGAATATGATGCAGATGCTACAAGTGATTCCACAGTTGGTAATACCGATGGTGTTACAATTTACTATGAACATGAAACAGGGGTTAACCAAATTAAAGCAGGGACAGCTTCAGCAATTGCTGCAAACATTCAAACAGGAGATTTTGATTTAGACCATAAAGGATTAGATGGTGATGGTGAATTTATAATGAAAGTTAGACGAGTACTTCCAGATTTTTTAAGTCAAACTGGAAATGCCATCGTTACATTAAATTTAAAGAATTATCCATCAGACTCTCAAGCAAGTTCATCTTTAGGTCCTTTTACCGTTGGCACAAGCACAACGAAAGTAGACACCCGTGCCAGAGGAAGAGCAGTTGCTTTAAAAATATCTAATGATAGTGTAGGACAACACTGGAAAATTGGAACTTTCAGATTAGATATACAACCAGACGGGAGAAGATAATGGCTGGAATAAAAGATGCCTATTTAAGTCGATACGAAGATATTGCTTCTCAAAATTTAGGAAGTTCAAATAGACAAAATCTTTCTTATACAGATAGTCCTATTTTTCAAAAAGGTTTAGAAAAATGGGATCCGACTAGTATAGGTTCTAAAGTCATTCAAAATTGGAGTATACCTGTATCAAGGGGAATTGCTTATTTAGGCGACAAAACAGGTTTATGGAAAACAATGGCTCCTGAAGGAGCAACTTTTCCATTGGGAGACGCAGTCGGTTTTAGAAAAGATATTCTAGATAAAATTGAATCTGGAACTGCTACATCAGAAGAGGCACAGAAATTTGCAAATGTTTTTGGTCATGAAATGAGCCACTTGGGTTGGGATTATAAACCTGCAAGTGAAAGAATAACAATAGGAGACAGTTTGGAGAATCTAAAATCTGAGGGTAGTAAAATTGAAGCTAAAGCAGGATCTATATCCAGTGATTATGGAGGAGAAGAACAATGGAACTTTATGCATGATTTAATGTATGCCCCCAGAGGTACTACAACAGATAAACTTTCGAATGATATGAAAAAATTAAAAAATGATCTTGCTTCAGGAAAAATAACTCAAGACCAATATAAAATACTTGGAAAAGAAAAAATAAATCAATATGAAATGTCGGGTCCTGAAGGACCTCCCTCTCGGGTAGAAGAATATTTAGTAGATAAAGGATTAATTAATCCAGGAGATTTAAGTTACACACCAAAAGCTTTTGATGAAATTGCATGGTCAGGATTAACTACTCCAAGTAAAAGAGCAATTGGTTTTGGTATCAATCCTTTTGAAGATACAAGAGCAGCTGGACAATTTTATAAACAGCAAAAATATAAAAAAATGTCTCAAGCTAAAAAACAAGCTCAAATGCAAGAAACGATTAGACAAGCAGAAGCAGCTAAGAAAAAAGTTATAACTACAGGTGGACCACCAAGTATAACTCAAAAGAAAACTAAACCTAAAGTTACTGGACCAACTTATGGACCACATAAAAAAACTAAAGTTAAAGTTAAAGCTAAACATTCTCCACACGGCGGAGGCCCTGGAGGCGGAGGTGGTAGTAAAAAAAGTGGCGGAGGACACAAAGCACCAGGTGGTGGCGGTTACGGCCCGCATAGAGGTGGTAGAAATCCTTGGGGTAGAGCAGGTGGTGGATTAATAGATGTACCTATTCCAGGAAGAAGCAGATATATATAATGGCTAGAATTGTACAATCATTAACACAACCAACGGAAAAATACGATCAACAGATACAACAATCATTTGTTAGAGATGTAGATGGTGTTATACAAAAATTAAATACATCCTATCAAAAAGATTTAAGAGATGAGGCGGAAGCAGAAGCTTTCTTTTTAGCATAATGGCAAATAGTTTCGTAAATAAAAAAGCAGATTTAACAAGTACTAGTGCAACGACACTATACACAGTACCTGCTTATGCAACTGCCGTTATAAAATCAATTTTAGTATCTGAAGATTCAGGTAATGCTGATACAATTACAGTGACTTTAACAGATACTTCTGATAATGTATTCAGCCTTTTTAAGACAAAATCAATATCGGCAAACGCCACAACAGAGCTGTTATCGGCACCCCTAGTCGCACAGGAGAGCGAAGTAATTAAGGTGACTGCAGCTACTGCAAATAGACTACATGTTATACTCTCGGCTTTAGAGATTAAGCCTAGAGATGTAACTTGATTTACCTGTAAAAACAGGTAATAGTATACTTTCAGGTGAAATCCCTGCCTTTAACAATTAACAAACATTATGGCAATATCGAGAATGAACATACCTAGACAACACTATGGCCTTGGAAGCCTAGTTAGAAAAGCGGTTAAAGCAGTCACTAAACCTGTTAAACAAATCATTAAAAGCCCTATAGGTAAAGCTGCATTATTAGGTGCTACTATGTATGGTCTAGGTGGTGGTACATTTTTTGGTAGAGGACTTCCTGGTTTAGCAAGAGGGGCTGCAGGTACAACAGGATTTCGAATGGGAAATATCATGCCCAATATAATGAATTATATGGTAGGCCAAAAATCTATTCCAAATATTGGAGTAGGAGCAACAGAAGGCCTTTTAGGAGCTGGTGGCAAGCTTAGTTTAGGAAAAACTGCAATCGCAGGAAGCCTGGCTCTAGCAGCAATACCTGACCCAACAGGGACTGCAGGTTTTAATATGGCTAAACGAAAAGGAAATGTTGAAGAATACTTAAGAAGATACTATAAGAATTATTATAAAAACAACTGGGAAAAAGGTTGGACTCAAGATGAGGAGGATGCTTTCGTGGCTAAATATACAAGTGAATATAATCAAGGTGGCAGAGTAGGTTTTTATGCAGGGTCTCCAGATCCTGATGATATAGAGACATTATCAACATTAGAAATAATGTCAGATCAAGGGATACCTTATGGCGAACAAGTCAAGAACCTAGACGCTGGTGCACAGCCCATAGTAAAAACTGGCAACTATGAAACACAAGATTCAAAACTAGTTGAAAGATATAATGAGCATAAGCAAGAAGCTGATGTACCTATGTCTTTTGATGAATTTAAAAAGTATCAATCTATGACAGCCTACGGTGGACCTTTTAATGTATTAAAAAAACTTGGATTTAAGCCTAGCGAAATTTCAAATCTATTTAGAAATTTATCTCAAATGGGAAAAGAATATAAAACAAATGAAAATTTTAAACACCTTTATAAATTATTAGCAAACCCAATGGAAAATAAAGAAGCCATAATAGATATTATGAAACAATATGGAAAAAAGATACCTAAGGTTTTAAGAAAAGAAAAAGCTATAGGTGGTATTATGGGTGGCAGAGTAGGTTTAAAAGTACTTCAAGATTATTTTAATGATGATGAAGAAGAATACGCTCAAGGCGGAAGAATTGGGTATGACAATGGTGGGTCTTTAGCAATGAATGAAGAAAGCGTTCCTCAAATGTGGTTATCGGATGAAGCAGGTGCACTGCCTAAAATAGATGGCGGAGTATTACCTGGAGACGTAGGTAACTTAACTATTGATGATTTTGAAAACCTTGAAGACTATATGAGATACTTAAGAAT